TCGGTACAGCACCGGCTTCCCTGCATCGTTCACTTGGCTACCCCACGACAACGTGACCACCCCCGATCAGGCCGGCCCCGAATGGTTCGGCCCGTCAGTCGACATTCAGTTCAACGGTGTCGACGTTGACCCTGACAACGTGGTGCAGTTCCTGTCCCCAATCAACGGGCTGTTGTGGCAAGGCGCACGCGCCATTGACACCGCTCACCGCCTTGACGAAATGGCACGCCGGTTCGCGTCCAATGAAATTGCTGCCGGCATCCTGCAGCAGCGCGACGGCGAACCCATGTCAGGCGACGAGTTGTCAGAACTCGCGTCAGCATGGGCTGAGGCCCGCCAAACCCGTGCCATCGGTGCACTGAACTCGCACGTGCAATGGATTGAAAGCAACGCGACCCCTGACAAACTGCAGGGCTTAGAGTCACGCCAATATCAGGCCCTTGAACTCGCCCGCGTTGCCAACGTCCCGCCCTACCTCGTCGGTGTCGAAGTCGGCAGCATGGTGTACCAATCGTCAGCACAGGCCCGCCAAGACTTGTATCTTTTCGGCGCAAAGCCCTATGTGGACTGCATCAGCGAAACGATGTCAGGTGACAACGTGGTCGCGAAAGGCAAGCACATCGTGCTTGACGTCGACTCATACATTAGTGAGGCCGGTCTTGAAGGTGACTCACGCAGCCTGTCCGCTGCCGAGGTCGCACAAAAGGTTTATCTTGCAGTCGCGAACGGTGTCATGTCGGTCGACGAGGCACGCACCATGATTAGCGACGCAGGCGCAAAACTGAACACAGGAGTGTAAGCAATGCTCAGAATGATCGCAGAAAACGTGACCCTTGACGCCGCTTCAGGCGATGAGCCGTCACGCACCATCTCAGGCATCGCCGTCCCGTACGGGGTTGAGGCCACCGTGCTCGGCGGTCAGCGCGTCCGTATCGAACAGGGCGCTTTGCCTGTCGACGGTCCCGCCCCCCGGCTGCTTGAGGACCATGACACCGGCAAGGTTGTCGGCAAGGTCACCGACCGTGAAGACACCCCTGACGGGATGCTGTTCTCTGCGAAGATCGCCGCGACCCGCGCCGGCGACGACTTGCTTGAACTGCTGAAGATGGGTGCCCTTGACAGCGTAAGCATCGGCATTGAAGCCCTTGACTACGAGATGCAAGGCAAGACGATGGTCGTGAAGGCTGCTGACTGGCAGGAACTGTCGGTCGTCTATCAGCCCGCGTTCAGCGGTGCCCGCATTGAAAAGATCGCAGCCGCGCAAGCGGATGCCACCCCCGACACAATCGAACCCCAACCCGAAACGGAGAATGACAACATGTCTGAGGACATCACCCCCGAGGTCGTTGAGGCTGCGAAGCCTGAGGCGACCCTCCCTGTGTACGCGACCGCCAAGCGCGAGTTCGCGATGCCGTCCGCTCAGGAATGGATTGCTGCTGCCCTTGAGGGCGGTCCGCAGTTCGCCGAGTTGACCGCGAAGATCAAGGCCGCTGCGCCTGACGTCACCACCACCGACAATGACGGTGTGCTCCCGCAGCCCATCGTTGGCCCGGTGTATGACAACTTTGTCGGCACGCGCCCTGTGGTCGACGCCATTGGGGTCAAGGCTCTGCCCCAAGGGGGCAAAGTGTTCGAGCGCCCTTACGTCTCAACGCACACCAGCATTGCTGTTCAGTCCGCTGAACTCGCCACCCTGCAGGCCGGCGAATACAAAATTTCTTCGCACTCAGTCACGAAGGGCACCTATGGGGGCTATGTGTCGCTGTCCGAGCAGATCATTGACTGGTCTGACCCGGCCATCATCACACTGCTGCTTGAAGACCTCGGCAAGATTTACCGCAACACGACCGACAATGTTGCGGCCGACGCTCTCTACGCCGGCATCTCGCAGACCGCTTCGCTGACCGACCCGACCTCCCCGGCCGAGTGGGTCTCCGACATTTACGACGCGATGCAGACCATCGTCAGCAACAGCAACGGCAACCTTCCGTCGCATCTCTTCCTTGCCCCGAACATGTTCGCGGCGCTCGGCAAGTTGGTCGACGGCAGCAACCGTCCGCTGTTCCCGACCGTGGCCCCGTCCAACGCTTACGGGTCGGCTTCGCCCGGTTCGGTCGACATGCAGGCTTTCGGTCTCACCGTCGTCGTCGACCGCAACTTCGCGGCTGACACCGTGATTGTCGGCGACCCGTCCGGCTTTGAGATCTTTGAACAGCAAAAGGGCGCCATCTCGGTTGACAGCCCGTCGAATCTCAGCCGCACGATCGGATGGCGTGGCTACTTCGCCACCCTCATGATCGACGCGACCAAGTTCGTCGCGTTGACCTGATCTTCCCCCTAAGACTTGAGGAGTCTGAGCAATGGCTAGTTACACAATCACGCAGGTCATGCGGGTTGACAACTACGCCGTTGCTCAGACCCTTGAGGACAATGAGGTCGCAGTCGGGCAACAGTTCACCATTAGTGGACTGACGAACAGCAGCCTTGACGGCACACACATCTGCGTCAGCACCGAACCGTACAAACTGGTCGAAGTCACCACCGAAGGTGACCTAGTGTTCGACTGGGACGAATGGTACGGCCCGCAAGTCATCTTCAAAGACGTCGGCGATGACCTTGACCGCACCGTCGACAGCGGCACCCTGACCTACAGCACCACGTGCACATGGGTCGACGCAGACGACTTGGCCGAATGGCTAGGCATTGAATCTGCAACCGCGAATGACACCGCGTTCCTGACGCGCTGCGCGGCAGCAGCCAACGCTTTTGCTTACCGTCGCCGTCAAGCCTCAGGGTATTTCGACTCACTGACCACCGTCCCTGACGCCTCAGTGTTCGAAGGCACCTGTCTGTACGGCACAAGTCTGTACCGTGAGCGGGGCAGCGTTGACTTCATTGCGTCTTTCGACGCGATGGGCACCGCCACCCCCGTCGCCAGTCTCGGCCGTGTCATGCAACTGCTCGGCACCGGAAGACCGCAGGTCGGCTAATGGCCTCAGGCGTTTTTTATCAGATGGTGCAGGACGTCAAGACGGCGATCAGCAACCTCGGTCTCAAACCGGTGACAGACCCGCGCAACGCGCGACCCCTCACCGTTTTTATCGAACTGCCATCGGCACGCATGTTCAACAACAACGTTGCCGACGGCACCCTCACGCTTCGCGTACTCGCACCGCCCCCCGGCAATCAAGACGCCGGCGATTACTGCATGACCGTCGCGGACCTCATCTGCAGCAGCAATGCACTTGCAGTCACCGACGCAGCGCCTAGCGTGGCACTAATCGGCGAGCAACAGTTGCCCGCCTATGACCTAACCGTAAGACTCTCAGGAGAAAGATAAAACTAATGGCTACTTCAGCAGCACTTTCGCAGGGCACCCTTGTGGTCGACAGCGTTGACTTCAGCGATCAGGCGACGAGCATCACCGTCAGCAAGGTCATTGAGGCACTTGAGGCCACCGCTTTCGGCGACACCGGTCGCAAGTTCAAGGCCGGTCTCGGCAACTACGAGGTGAGCGCGACGCTCTTCCTTTCGTACGGCACCGGAGAAGTTGAAGAGAAGTTGGCATCGCTCGTCGGCACCACCTTTGACGTCGTTGCGACGCCGACCACCTCGGTCACCCCCGGCACCGACAACCCCGAGTGGTCGCTCACCGGCTGCTACTTGGAGCAGGCCGACGTTATCAACTCTTCGGTTGGCGAACTGCCGACCATTGACGTTGTGTTCCGTGGCGGTTCGCTCGCGCGCGCCACTTCCTGATAACCACATAGAGAAAGCAGACCCGACATGCAACTCACCATTCGCGTTGACACCGGCGAGGGCCCACAGGAAGTCACTACAAACCTGTGGGTTCTCGTCGCGTGGGAACGCAAGTACAAGGCGAAGGCGTCACAGATGGCGCAGGCACTCGGCATGGAAGACCTCGCGTTTATGGCGTACGAGGCTTCCCGTCAAGCCAAGATGACTGTGCCGGCCGTCTTCGATGACTACCTAAAAAAGATCGTCAGTCTTGAGGTGGTCAGCAACACTGACCGCCCTACCGACGGGGGACATACAGCCGACTCTTAGCCGAACTGCTAGTCACTGTCGGATGGTGGCCCCCTGACATAGAGTTCACAGCGTTGGACCTCATCACCGTGGTCGACGTAATGGAACAGCAGAGAAAGCAGCAGCAGAGGCGTGGCCGATAACTTCAACGTCGCACTTGAATACAACGGGCTTGCAGCCACGTTGAAGGCTTTGCGTCATGTCGACCCCGAGTTGCGTAAGCAAACCCTGCGCGAAATGAAAAAGGCTGCGAAGCCGATGCAAGCCACCGCCCGCGCACTGTTCCCGACTGCAGAGCCGTTACGTAACTGGGGCAACTGGCGCGGCGGCTATGACATCAGCCGTGTCAGGTCCGGTGTCAAAGTCTCATTCAAAGGCACCCGTGCCCGTAACCGCGACGTCATCCCGCTGCTGACACTGCGACAGGTCAACCCGGCCGGTGCGATCTATGACATGGCAGGTCGTGCGGGTGGCAAAGGCCGAAGGTCTGAAGGCGCTGAGCGCGGCCGTCAGATGATCGGCAAACTGAACATGCAGGGCTTCTCGTCGCGCGCTATGTGGCCGGCCGCTGAGAAACATTTGCCGAAGGTGCAGGCCGACGTAGCCAAAGCGATTGAAGCCATGACCGAAACAATCAATAGGGAGTTGCGCTGATGGCTGCAATCAATGTGCCGATTGTCTCTGAGTACTCGCCGAAGGGTGTTCAGGCGGCAATCAAAGACTTTCAGAACCTTCAGACCAAAACCCAAAAGGCCGGCTTTGCACTCA